ATAATACATACCGGAAGATATTTAAGAGTGGCACAACTATAGAAGTGCAGGATAATGGTACTATTATAATAGAGACACCGAGCGGGACATACCTGAAGGTGAACGAGGCCAGTAGTGGGGATGTGACGGTTGAGGCCAATGGGAATACTTTCAGTATGCAGAGTGGAAAAGTGGCTATCAATGGGTCAAATTTAGAGGTTTTACAGTAATGGGTGAGTTTATAGGTGTAAGTGGTCTAACAATAGGTCACGGTGCAGGATCTAATGTTTCAGGTGGTACATTCACTATTACCAGTGTACCTTCTATAAAAGTGAAAGCAGATGGTAAAGGTGTTTATAAAGGAACACTTGTTTTCACTTTTACAGGGGGTTCTTGTTCAGGCCCGCCCCCTGATTCTGCATCTACGGCTGTAGGTGCAGGTACTATTGATATAACTGCTACTAAAGTAAAAGCAGACGGTAGTTTTGTAATACGTGAAGGGGATACTGGGTCTATGAGCGGTACATATGTAGCAACCAATCCTGCACCACCACCACCAACTGTACCCGGTGTTTTTACAGATCAGCCGGTTGAGATAACCGATGCGGGTCAAACTAAAGTGAGGGCAGAATGAGTGACTTATTATCTAAAAGTTTTCTCTTTGAAATAGTAGATATCAAAACCAGTATAGTTGATAGAGCATTTACACTTATCATTCCCCCGACAGCTTTAAGTATACGGGAACCACAGAGAGTAAATATTACCAAGACATTTAGAAATGTGCATGTTGATGATTATGGGGCTGATAATTTAGAGATTGTTATTAAGGGTTTCTCCGGTACAGCGCATGTCTTCCCTACGTATGCTCGAAAGGGTCATAAAGTGAACTCTGAAATTGTAGGTGTGCGTAAAACACAGGCATCACAAGCATCAAGTGTCTTAGAGGGGTATGACCAGCGGGGGGCATTTTATACTTTCCGTAATGATATTATGCGATATAAAGATAGGGCTGAATGGGATAAAAAAGAGTTGAGAGTCTATGATCTGTATGATGAGCAGGGATATAAATGTATACTGCGAGACTTCAGTTTAGATCGACATGCTGAAAATCCTTTACGGTATCCGTATACTATTAACTTAATGGTTTATCAAAGGTATGATCAAAAACCAGATTTAGGATTACAGGCAATTGAAATTTCTAAAGATCCTTTTTCTGCATTAGCTGAAATTGATGAAGCATTAGATGCTATAGAAGAAGGTATGCAGTTTGCAACAGATATTCTTTCTGCGATATCTTTAGTTAGACAACAGGCAAAATTGGTTTATGGTAGATTGAATCTTTTCTTAAATAATGTAGGGGGTTTTGTAGAAGCTCCTTTAAATACTATAAAGCAAATGTTTGAAATGAATATGGATTTACTTAAAGCAGTGAAACCAGCATGGGATACTGCTGTAATTACATATGATCAATATATGTCTATCGGGGAGTATATTCATGCGAATATAGCGAACTCTTTGGCGATATATGGTTATGCAATTGAGGCAGGGTCACAGGCATCGAAAGAATTAACCAGATCAGTAGGTAGGTCAACAGCCCCAAGTTTGGATACCTTTTCATTTGATAGTTATACCACGTACATAGTTAAGGGGCAGGATACTTTTCAGAGTATCGCTCTTTATGTTTTAGGAGATCTTTCACTTTGGCCGCATATTGCGGAAGTAAATTCAATGATAGATAATACTGATTTAGTTGTGGGAGAATCAATTTATATTCCACAGCAAGCAGACGCAACTGCGACATCAAAAGATGCATTTATCCTTTCTGAAAATATAATTAAAGATCCATACGGAGTAGACATTCGATTAGACACGAATGGTAATGTTGTTGTACAGGAAAATAATGATTTAGCATTAGTTACAGGTATTGAGAATCTAATGCAAGCTGTTAATACCATTCTTACTACAGACATAGGGAGTGTATTAACACAATCTGCATTAGGATTGGCAAATGTTTTAGGTAGGGCAGGTACGGATGCGACACTAAGTTATATCCGTATGAATATTAAGTTTGCATTACTACGGGATTCTCGCATAGAAGATGTATTAAATATTCGAGTAGTGTTAGCAGATACTGAATTAACACTGTCTATGGATTTAGTAGTTATTGGCTACTCACAGATAATTCCGATAACTACAAAAATTTAGGAGTAAAAAATGAGTTTTGTAACCAAAAGTTTTGACCAGATTCTTGCTGATTTAATAGCTTACACTGTGGCAAATTCATCACAGATAACTGACCTCAATGTGGGGAGTGTTTTAAGATCCTTTGCGGAAGGCATGTCTCTCAGTATAGAGGAACTGTATATCGGTACATATTTAGGATTTAAACGCTATTTGGAAACCATACAAGAGAATAACTATGATTTTCCAAGAAAAGAAGGTACTAAGGCTATAACAACTGTTATTTTCAGTCGAGCCGGTACAGCCGGAAATGTTACAATTCCAGTAGGAACTCGGGTAGGAACTGCTACAGATTTAAAGTTTATAACTCTTGCAGAAGGAGTTATATCTGGTGGATCTTCGGATTCAGGTGCTATTGCAGTTGAGGCTACAGTTGTAGGTGTTGCCTACAATGTGAGTTCAAGTTCTATAGTTGTTTTGGTAGATACTATTGACGGTGTGACCACAGTAAATAATGCCAATGCCAGTGCAGGGGGTATTGATATTGAATCTGTATATGATTATAAGAAACGGTTTCAGGTGTACATCGAGGGTTTGGGAAAGTGTAATAATGCAGGATTGCGATCAGGAGTATTGAGTGTAGAGGGTGTGACTAGTGCATCTATTGTTGAGCATATTCCCCCTGTAGGTAATGTAAATGCACATGTGTATATTGATGATGGATCTGCTACAGGTGTTTCTACTGAAATGGTAGATATTGCACAGGCGGTTATAGATGGGGATGGTACAGTGGTAAGTCCGGGATACCGAGCATCCGGTGTGAATGTGATTGTAGATAAACCATCTATTGTTACGCAAAATATAGTTTTTAGTATTGACGTTTTAGCCGGGGTAGATAGTGATCAGATAAATGCTGATTTAAACACAGCCGTAGTCCAGTATTTGAATAATTTGGGAGTTGGCGCAGATATAGTTTATAATGAATTGGTATCTGCAGTTATGTCTGTATTCGGAGTTACGGATTGTAATGTAACGACACCATCTGCAAATGTTAGCGTTACTTCGACACAAGTTCCGAGAGTAGGGACGATTACAATATCTTAGGGAGTGTGGGATGAATTTGATAGACACTGTTAATAAAGTAATGCCAAATAGTATTGATACAGATGCCGAATTTTATGCTACATTTATTGGTAAGTCTGAATTCTCTCCTGAGTTAGTAATTACACAGTCATCTGATTTTAATTGTGGTGCGATTTGCAATGAGTTAGAGTATGCTCGAAAAACAACACAGTACTATACTACTTGTTTGTATGTAGACACTGCTGAAAGTGAAAATTTGGATATTTTGATAAACAGTTTTGTAGATTTACCCCGGAGAAATAGGGTAGAGGCGGATAGCATATACCGGGATAGGTATAAGTGTTTGGTTGTAGCACAGACTAATTACAGAAGATGTACCCCTTGGGCAATTCGAGATGCTATTTTGCATTTTATTGATGCACCTGAAACTGTTCAGGTTATTGAAAACTTTGATGATCAAACAAATTATTTTCAAATTCGGATAGAAGGTGCGGAAGTTGAGGGTGTAATTTTTATTGACAGTGTGGAAACCGGTTTTATTGATCAGAACTTTATTGGTGGGTCAGGTGTTGGGGCAATTATCAGTTATTTGGGTGAGATGATCGACAGGATAAAATGTTCAGGTGTTGATTATGATATATTTTTTATTAGTCAGGATCGATTTACCGTGGTAGGGAATGCTCGTATCGGGGCAATTCAAAAGTATATTATTGGTAATGCTACAGTATTGGGTTCGAATAGTTTTACTAAAATTGGAAATGCACAGGTAGTATAGGGAGTAAAGGTATGCGATTAAATAATAGTAAGGGTTTAGTACAGCCAATCTTTTATGCGAACGAAAAATTAGATGTTGAGGATTTGAATGTCTTAAATCAAGCAGTATATACAAACAGTAATGCTCTTTTAGCATCGTTATGTGGTGGGGAAGACGGTAAAAGCTATGTGCATAATGGGTTGGAATTAAAGCACAGTACTGCTATGACTTGTCTCTTATCAGCGGGGTCAGCAATATCTTATACCGGTGCGTATATTACGGATGGAATTTGGGGTTTTATTGCTGACCGGCGAGATATTTTTAGCGTATTTAATCCTATAGATGTTAATGTAAGTTTTGATACTGGGGGTACGTATGACCGGATTGATAGTGTTGAAATCAAACCTGCAATGACCCCTTACGATTTCAGTGGGCGTGATTTTAAAGATCCTGTTACGGGGATTGTTATAACTTCCCCAACAGATACAAAATTAGAATATGGGTATGATTTTTATGTAAATAAAGGGGATGACACCGCTGAATTGTCTAACCCAACTTGGACTTGGACAATAGCCACTGGTACAATAGGCTCGGATATTCTTAATGAATACATACTTTTCAGTACAGATAATGAAGATTATTATGTTTGGTTTCAGTTGGATGATGATAAAACGACATACACTGACCCTGAAATACCGAACAGAGTGGGGATTGTAGCGATAGTGGCCGCAACATCTGCTAGTGCAACTGCAATAGGTGTAGATATCCAACTAGCGATTGATGGAATGCGGATTCCTAATTTAGAGGTAGTACATGCTACTGGTGTATTGACTATTACGTTAGACCGATATGCCGATATTCCAAGTCCTACCAATGGCACTATGGGGGCATACTTTGACCCAATTTCTTTTACAAATGGGAATGGTGCGGAACCTACAACAGCAGGAAGTATTAAAGTAGCTGAAGTACGTGTTCTTGCCGGAGCAACATCTGTTTTACCGGGATGGGTGCTACCAATTTCAAAACATGCTGATTGGCAGGGGTATGCGGAAAAAACAATTGCATTTGAACATCAATTATTTGTTGCAGGTCGAGAATATAAACCTACCCCCATTGGGTTTACCCATGAATTAAGTTTCAAATTGGATATTGATTCCATAGGTAACGGCACTTGTGTAGCCTTAGATGATGAACGAATTGTTGTAGGTAATAATTCAGATGAAACTATAAGTGTTTTCCGATTTAAAGATCAACAGGTTTTTTATGAAGGGGGTGTGACTTTACCTGCCAGTATTGGTATCCATGCTATAGCAGTATTAGATCCTTCACATATAGTACTGCATGATGATCAGGATGAGTTACAAATGTGGGAATGGACAGGTACCACATTTACACAGTTAGGCAGTGGGTTTAGTTTAGTACCATCCGGTTTGCCGTATTTATGTGGTATGGATTCTACACATGTTGCATATATTGACAGTGTTGGTGAGCTATTACGAATGTATGAATGGGATGGTACAAATTTTGCGCAAACCGGAAGTACTTTAGCTGTAACGGGTGCCGCCCGACCTCGCATGATAAAAATGTTTAAAGATCATTTAGTTATGATAGATGATTCCAGTGGATTGGGTTATGTGCGAATGTTTAAATGGGATGGTACAGTCTTTGCAGTAAGAGGTGCAACCTATGGTTCCGGTATTAGCATTTGTGATATATGCAGGTTAACTGATACACATGCTGTATATGTAGATAGTACTACCGATTATTTATATTTGTTGGAATGGCATAAAAATGATTTGATATGGACAAAAATTGCAGAGCTTGATTTACCGAGTGTAACAGATGCAGTTATCGGAAATTTTGGAACAGACGCAGTTATGGTTATAACATCTTCAGGCTTTATTTTTAAGTACGGTATAGCTATGGAGCTAAAGGCAACGTAAGGAGAGAGTATGAAATACAGCGAAGATAAAGGTTTAAAAACATCCCGATGGGTAGCTAATGAACAATTGGTTAATAAAGATATTAACGCTTTGCATATGGATGCGTATCGTAACCGAGTGGATTTAATTGCCTCTTTAACTTCTCGGGATGACGTTAACCAAGTATTGAATGGTTTAGAATTAACTTGGGATACCGCTATGACATGCTCGCTTTCAGTTGGCTCGGCAATATCTTTTACTGGAACTTATTTAGTGGATACACTATGGGAGTTTTCTGCGGATGCAGGGAGTGCTTTTGTAGCTACCGCAGGGGGAATTACTGCAGTGGTTTTTGATACCGGGGGTGGTAATAACCGAATTGATATTATTGAAATACGTCCGACACAAGATCCGTATAATTCCGTAAATAGAACTTTCAAAGATCCAGTTACAGGCTTACAGACAACAGCCCCAATCAATACTAAAGTAGAATATGGTTTTGAGTTTCGGATTGTGGAGGGTACAGAAGCTACAACCCCGTCAGCACCGGCAACAACTGCGGGGTGGATTAAATTAGCAGAAGTTTATGTGGCTACAAGTGCAAGTGCTATTTCACAAGCAGATATTAAAGATATTCGTCGGTGTGCTGATTGGACAACTGAACCAAGTACACTTGATTATGCTAAAATTACAGGATCTAATATAAATACTGTTCATATGGTTACTGAAGCTAATTACACTCTATTAGATGGGGATGGGTATTCACATATCTTAATTGATACAGGTGCTTCTGACCGGACAATAACATTACCATCAGCTATTTATAATAAAGGAAGAAAGCTAACACTGAAAAAGATTGCTGATAGTGCAGGCAATGTCATTGTAGATGGTGAAGGTGCAGAAACAATTGATGGTCAACTTACATGGGTTATTAAAAAACAGAATCATTTTATAGAAATACTTTGTGACGGAAGTAATTGGTATGTAATAAATCAAAACAAGTTTACACCGGACGGCAGAACCATTGCGGATCAAGGCGATTCTTTTGATGCTGTAGCAGTAGGTGGTTATGAAGGGTCAGAACTATTGAATGAGAGCAGGGCATCTTCTTGGGTAGAAAGAAGTGATGGCACCTATTATCTGGTTGAAGCTCAAACAACAAATATCCAAGCACTATCATTAGATGGCAGTACTCTTGGATCAAGTCTTGCAATGGGCTCGACTGTTTATGCTGTTAGTACATTAGGTGTAGATACTATAGTTGTAATCACAGCGTCTACTATGGGGACTTATGTATTTAATGGATCTGTGTGGGCTTTGTCAGGAAGCACAAATGCTTTGTCTGGGGACAGTTACACATATGTAGCTGTATTATCCTCAACTGTTTTAGCTGTTACTGTTGGAACGAATGGGGTAAATATACAACGCTATCTTTGGGGCGGTTCATCATGGGGTACGTCAGGTTCGGCTTTTGCCGCCGCCGCAGAGTTAACGGCAAGTGCAACCAGTTCAAGGGGTTCGGCGCGACTTGATGATGATACTGTAGCAGTAGCTTGGACCGCTACTGCTACTCCTGATTATGGAAGCCTTACAGGTGTTTTTCGTTGGACGGGTACTGTTTGGACGTTTAAAAATGTTTTCCGTAGTGTACATGGTAGCGTGATATATGCCCTATCAGATAATTGTGTGCTGATGCAAGGTTACATTGCAGGCTCACCTGTCGCCATATTAAAATATGTTGAAGATGAAGGTCTCGCGTATACTTCGACACAATTAAGTAATTTGCTGACATATTATGACGATGATGGGTCATATATGACTGTAGGTTATATGTTTATTGGTACGATTCCGGCGTGGTTGACAACGAAAAGGCATTCGTTGTTTTTAACTTCTCAGCGAGCAAGATACCGTAATGGAAACGCATATGTATATACTACAGTTCTGTCTTATATTAGAACCACAGAGCGCATACTAGAAGATGATGAAATATAATAGGAGAAAGTATGTTTGAATTTTTATTAGGATTACAGAGCGGGGGTTTAAATCTTGTAATGATTGTAGGCATTATCGGTATCCTACAGCTGGTAAAGACATTAGACAAGAAGAAGGTGCTTAAAAAGGACTTCTATCTTATCGCTGTGCTTGCTGGTGGTGTTTTAGCAGGGGTATTGGTAGCTGAACACACTTTGAAAGGGTTTATCGTTGCTACGGTCGCTCACGCAGGGGTAGCAAGCATTTTATACCAGTATGGTAAGAAAATATTACCAAGTACTGGTAGTAAATTTCAATTATTCCAGAAAGGTGCTGAAGATGAAACTGGATAAGTTGATAACTGTTCTTAAATATATTGGAATCGGGCTTGTTGTAATCCTTTTAGGGTGGACAGCCTATGCTTTCAAATTGAATATCGGTGGATTAGTAAGCAGTATTAGTGGGGATAAAAAGAAGCGGGTAACAGCGATTAAGAATACTTCCGGAGAAACTGTGGGTACTCGAATGAGTATTGTAGGTGACCTCAATCCTATGCGGGATAAGGGTAAGGTAACTTTGGAGGATGGTACAGACATCCAATTACCGAAGGGTGTGAAGGATATGGACGTAACTCGGGTTACGAAAATTGATATTGATAAGTATGAAGTTACATCGAAGCACGATAAATTGACCGATGTATTTGACGGGTAGGTGGGATATGAAGCGAATAATTTTCGCAGTTTTACTGTTTATTTTGTGTGTGGGGGTAGGTTTTTCAGAGCCTCCTACCGATGAAAAGATTAAACAAATTTACGACAGTAAGCCTCTAATCATATACGACATGGTTCGTAAGCTGTATATTTTAGAGCATGCTGAACCGCAAATAACCATGGATAGTTTTGTCTTTTTTGAGCATAAAACTAAGGATGGTTTCTATATGATGCAGTTGCAGGATTTGAAACCGATGCAAATTCAGATTGGTACAGATAAGGTTAATTTGTTATATAGTATAGATTTAAAGCCGTTCATTACTGAGGGGACTGCTGAAAATAATGACTGGATAATTTACCTCAGTAGCATAGTTGGTGGCATTGTATTATTAAGTGGAGGCATTTGGATTGGCTTACAATTCTAAAAGCATTCTCTCCTCTTGGGGGTGATTTCCGAAAGGGTCACCCCCTTTTTTATACTCAAAAATAATTTAGAAAGCACTTGTAAATAACATATTCTGGTAGTATACTTAGTGGTAGTATTTTATTGGAGGTACAGAATGAAGTTTGCAGAAATTTTGGAGTTAAAAGGAATTCGACGGGATATCTATAGGTTATCACAATCCGTCAGTATAGTGCATGGTAATGACATGGCTAAAGAAGATGTAGAACAAGAATTAAAATTACATTTATTTTTAGAGCAGGATAAATATCAAGTAAATAAGGGGGCAACTGCATCTACATTTTTTAGAACAATGCTAAGACATAAAGCAATCAATATGTCCCGAATTTTTAAAGCATCTTCGGAAAATGCTAATAGGGCACATGGGGATTACAATATTGAAAATCTAAGAACTTATGAAGGGGTATCTTTTGAAGACAATATTATTTGTAAACTTACATTAGATAAACTGGAACAGCGTTTAAAATCTAAAAATAAATTGAAGGTAGTTGCTGTAATAAAATTGATGCGAAAAGGGTATACTCGTGCAGAATGTGCGGAAAAATTAAATACATCCCGCCCAAATATAACTCGTCGCCTCGCAATAGCAAAGGAGCAAGTAAAATATGTCGGATAAAACTGTTATGGAATTGCGCATAGAGTATGTGCAGGAATTATTAGATGATGGGTATACTCGAATCGAAGCAGTTGAAAAATTACAAACATTTATTCCTAAAGGAAGTAGTACTTCAGGTTTGAAATTTAACTCTGCTAAAATTATTGTATATACTGCTTTTCCGGGGCCGACTTATGCCCAACGTAAACGTCGATGGAAGAAAAAACCAGTAGATAATAATGAATTAAAATCATAAAAAGTAGGTAAATAGTGGGTACAATTGAAGCGTTATTAAGCTTTTATTGTGAGCGGGAGTTGAGTTCACAAGCAATAGTTCTATGGCTTTTTTTCAAAAATAATTCTGGTAAAACGCACTCTATACAGGAAATATGTATAGCATTACATAGCCAGCGTAACACTGTTACAAAGGGTATAAATCAACTCATAGGTTTACGTATGCTAACACGAACTACGAAAGCTAATGAAAAAGCATACAACTATATACCAACCAAGGTAAAGGATTGGAATTTCAGCAGTACTACTTCTAGTACACCTGTCTCTCTAGAAATAAGTAATAATACTTCTTTAGGACGTAAGACGGAGGATCGTACAGGTAGACAAGGATCTACATGTTTAGTAGGGGAGACAGCAGTACTAGAAGTAGTACACCTGCCTGAAAAGAAGAGTTTGGCAACCATTACGGCTGTTGAAGAAGTAGCTATGCCAGTAGTGAAAGCTAAGTATACTCGGGTTGCTGAAATCTATGCTGATGAAAGTTGGATTGAAATTGAAAAAATATTGGAAGAACATTTCGGGTATGATGCTATACGACCGGGAAGAGGTTTAACCAAATCTGGAAGGTATCGCAAGTTACGGACTATGTTTTTGGATGATGATTTTAATTTAGATGCGTACTGTCTTTACTATGTAAATAAGGGTAAGGGTTTTACCTACGGATTATTTTTGTATCCTTCTGTAAAGTTTGAGTTCGAAAAAGTGTATAATACACAGGACACATATTTACGCACAGCTACAAAAGATGTGGAGGGTAAAAAAGAACAAGCTGAAAATAGCAAAGCGTATATCCGAAATTTATTACAAGGAGTAGAGAGTGACCAAAGTTAAATTAGACAGGTTGTATCAGATACGTAATGAACTTTTAGACAACTGTGAAAAGTGTGGGGGTGAAGGGTATTTGAAATCTGAGATACCGGGGATACCTAATCCATGTGAATGCATGCGAGTTTTTGATTATGTAATGGAGTTAGTGGATGCTGGTATTTCACAGGATTATTGGCATCTTTATTTAGATGATTTGAAGATGGAACCAGAATATATCAATTTCGTCAAATTGATATTTAAAAACTTAGAACGTTTTCGAGAAAATGGTTTAGGTGTTCTTTTCCATGGTGTGAATGGGATAGGTAAGACTAGTCTTATGGCAGAAATTGGTAAAGAAGCAATTGTGAGAGGTTATAAAGTTAAGTATCTTTCCGCACAGATGTATGTTGATGAAACTATGAAACAAACTACAGATAAGTCAGCGTATATGAATGAACTTTTAACTAATGATTTTATTCTTTTTGATGAGATAGATAAAGTTTATATTAAACAGGGATCAAATTATGTACCCAAGACTTTAGAGATGTTTCTACGGGAGGCTATGGTTAATGCTAATATTTGTATAATTAGTGCTACCAATATGGATATCAAATCGTTTACATCAACATTCGGAGAATCAACTGTATCTATGCTAAAACGAAAAATGAAATTTATTGCTGTAGATGGCGAAGATTATAGTGCTGTACTGAGTGGAGCATGGGATATGAAATTACAAAAGACTTATAATTATTATCATCCAAATATTGTAAAACAGGCTGACCGCAGACAGGCGATAGCTGTAGAACAGGAGCTTGAAGCGTGGAAGTAACTAATAAAAAATTACAGGTTAAAATTAGTAATAGGGTACAGGCAGAGTACAGAGATTCAGAAGTTGAACAGCAATTGCTTGCGTATGTTTTGCAGGTTGCGCCGACTATGTGCATTCAATTAGAGGGGGATTGGTTTACAGATTTAATCTATCAGGAAATTCTTGAAATTGTGAAAGATTTGCGAATTGTAATGACACAGAAATTACTGTATCGGGAATTAAAAAGTCGGAATTTAATTGCTACTGATGAGCGTGAACTTTACAAAGATACAATTCTTGAAATATACAGTGTTGATATAAATGCAATGACAGCTAAGACGGCATTGCATTTAATGCAACAAGTTTTAGAACTATTTGAGACAAGACGAATTTTAGAATCAGCTGGTCGGATAGTTTCGGACATTGATAATTTTGATTTGAAGGGCACTAAAACTGAACTTTTAGATTTAAGTAGACCTGTTGATTTGCAGGATGCTAGACGTGAGGGTTATTATTTAGGGGATTATGTTGAGCGGAAAGAAGAGATGCAGGAACAGCAACGTATACAGGAAGCAGATGAAGAAGCCACTGTAGGAATTCCCACCGGTATAACTTTATTTGATAATAAGACAGGTGGGGTTATGCGTAAAGAGTTTGGGGTTATTGCAGGAATTCCGGGGGTAGGTAAGACTGCAGGAATTTTATCTTTTGGATTACATGCTTTTAAGCTTGGTCATAATGTGTTGATTGTTTCAGGTGAAATGTCAAAGCATCGTATTGAATATAGAATTGATTCTAATTTAGCGGGAATTTCAGGGAATAAGTTCAGGAAGGCCGAGTTGTTGGATGCGGATTATGAGTCATGGGACAGTACAATTCAGCGGTATAGTGTGACACATGACAATTATTTATATGTGAAAGCATATCCCCGGAGGTTTACATTTGCAGATGTGGAGCAGACTATTTTAAAGCTGAATGAGGAGAATGATAAGCCGGTGGATTGGGTAGGTGCGGATTATTTGAATATTATTGATCCTATCAAGGTGATGAAATCATCCGGCGGTAGAAGTGGTTGGGAACAGCAGTCAGAAGTTGTATGGGATTTTAAAGCACTGTGCGAAGAGTACGATCTTGTAGGTTGGACAGGAAATCAGGTAAAGGATGAAGCTTTTGCAAAGGAGCTTTATGAGTTAGCTGATTTAAAGTATGGGCGGGCTATACCTGAAGCATCCCCGATTGTTATGGCCATGATACAGACTGAGAAAGACTTACTTTCAAAGCGGATGAAATTACAAATCATGAAAATGCGTAATGCGCCAGCTATGCCGAGGCCGTTAGAGCTAAGTCCGAATATGGATTTGATGCGGTTACATGATAATATGGTTGGACAGAAGAAGAATTTAGGAGATATGACATCCGGATTTCTGGATATAGTTCCGGAGACTGTGAAGACCAGACCCGCCCGGAGTTTGAAGAAGTGATTGATTATTTAAAGGAACTGGAAGACAGGGGGCTTGATATCACTATCAGCACCAGTAATAAGGGTGTGGATTATGCCATGACCCTTTGTCCGTTCCATGATGATAATTCACCTTCTTTCAGTGTCGGATTATCCAATGGGAAGTTTCGCTGTTTCGGTTGTGAAGAGCGGGGGGATTTTGCAGATTTGATATCTACTTTAGATGATATCCCTTTGAAGGATGCTCGGAAGAAGTTGAAACAACAAGATGGATTAGCTGGATTATACGCTTCTATTGCACGGAGTTTAGTTGAAGAAGATAAACCAACTTATTTTAAGCTGACCTCTTTCCATAAGATTTATCCAGCGATTAAGAAAGGGTCAGCTGGTTATCGATATTTAACCGGAACAAAGCGGAAGTTTTCATGGGAATCTATAAAGAGATTTGATATTCGGTGGGGTGCAGATACAAAGTATTATAATCGAGTAGTTTATCCTATTCGTACAGTTGCTGGAAAGTTGGTGTCATATGTGGGTGTGGCTATTGAGAAAGATCCGATATGTAAAACTATGAAAGCTACTTCACCGGGGGACAATTTCTATGGGCTGTATGAGTTACTCAAAATTATAAATCCTGTTGGTAAATTAGAATATCTTGTGATTGTGGAAGGTGAATCAGATGCTATTTATTTACAGCAATTTCAGGTGCCCGCTATTGCAAACATGGGAACATCGTTAATTACTCAAAAACAATTAACCTTATTGAAAAAGTATACGAAGCGAATTGTGCTGAGTTATGATGGGGATTTAGCAGGTAGACGGGCTGTGTATGGGAATGAGAAAAAAAGAATTGGCGATTATAATGTGTTACAGAAAAGTATTCCGACATTATCGATAGATTTACCAGATGATTTAGACCCGAATAAGATGACTAAAAAACAAGTTATAAAATATTACAAGGAGTTTCTATGGCCTCAGTGTTAAGTGTGAAGAAGAATGATTATCATAAGAATCCGAAAGAATCGACAATTATGACTCCACCGGAAATAAGTTTGTTTTTACATAAGATCATTTCTCCATATATTTCTGAAGGGAGAAATGTTTTAGATCCTGCTTGTGGTGGGTTGAGTTTACTTAAACCGTGGGAGGGACGTTGGCGTACTCATGGTTATGATGTGAATCCTGTTAAACCTGAAAGTTTTTTAAAAACGGTAGCAAGTGTGCATAATTATTTTGATGATTTAGATGTTGCAGTTCAGCCCGATTTGGTGTTACTCAATCCCCCGTTTAATAAGACGGTTCAGTGGTCTAAGGATACAGCGGGTAAGTTAATTAAACCAAAATTGATGATTCCAGATGCTTTTTTAAGACGTACTTTTGCTTTGTTTGGAGAGAGTATTCCAGTTGTTATATTTGTACCGATGGGTTTCAGGTTGAATCAACGGAGAGTTTCAAAACGGTTCCGGTATTATCGGGATGATTGTACCGCTAAATTAACTAGTATAATTTCATTACCGTTAGATAGTTTTCCGGAAGTGGAATTTCATATGGAAATATTGTGTTGGAATATGCCTTATTTAGATCCACATTATTTTTTAACGGAAGACGCATTACCAGTATATAAAAAATTGAAAAAGGAGTTGGATGATGGCGAAGAAAAAAATCAATAAAAAGACGAGGACGATGGTTGCATTAGAAGATGTGCATATTGGAATATCCCCACAGACCGGTACCGTGTATGTAGGTACCGTGGATGATACCGGTGATAAATGGTTGAAGAAGGTGGATGCTAGTGGTGACTTTTTTACAACATTACTTAATTTCTGTAATCCGGGTAAAACAGAGACGATTTCAGGTGGGGGTGTTTCTTATGCCATTTATATTAAGGATGTTACAGCTATGGTGGAAGTAACTCCAGATGAGATGGCTGAAGTTTTAAGACATATGAATGGTGAAGCCGATCCAAAAAAATTATCAGGTGGACTGTTGGATGAATTTGGGAATGCTTTAAAGAGTGAATAATTTTTAAAGTTTAATGTAATTACGTCAGAGTATACGGGTATAATATATCAGGAGAGAAAATATGGGTAAGAAAAGTTTAGCTGATATGAAAGAGCCGGTTGCGGTTAATATGGATTGGTTGGAAACCAGTATTGCTTTTGAAAAATCAGGTAAGCAGTATTCAGTACCTATTAAGGGGCATTTGGTATTGAAAGATATCAATGTGTTGGAAATCAAAGATAAATTGAATAATTGCTCTGGTAAGTATGCTTACTGGAAAGCTTTGCGGGTAGATGTTGAGGTTGAATATGAAGCACTGCAGGGTGATTATGACGTTTGGTTTGCACAGATGTATCAGATAATTGATGATGAGACTAGGGATTATAAGCCGAAGCCTACTGAGACGAAAATAAAAAATGCAATCATTTTGGATAATCTGAAAGAGTACAGGGCGTGGCAGGGGAAATTGCGAGAAATGTCTGGTTTGAAGAGAAAAATAGATGTGCTGGTTAAGAGCTATGAGATGCAATCATGGAATCTTAGATCATTAGGGAATCTGACTCAGAGTGAGCTTAGTATTTTGGAAGTGAAAGGGTCAGGAAATTTAGGCGATATTGTTAAAAGAGGAGCAGAATAATGTCAGTTAGAAATTTAGGTAATGCACAGGATGTAAAATCTTCACAGGAAGCGGTATCCGATCAGTCGGGGCAATCGTTTTTAAAGATTCCCGATAAGCGGACTCCGTTTTATTTGTTGGATCTTGAGTATCAGGATGGTTTTGCACATTGGGTAGACCTTCCCAATGGTCGGAAGATTCGTGTCGTTTGTGCCGGTGGTGCAGATGGGGGTGGCTTTGATCCAGATAATTGTGAAATTTGCGCACATGTTATGAATCTGTATAAACAGGGTAAGGAATTACGTGATGATGGTCAGGATGTTTCTGCAGATAAGCTGAAAAAAATTGCAAATAATATGCGGGGAAAGTACGAAGCACATTTTCTGGCGGTTCGTGGTGAGCGGGAAATTGTCAAAGAAGGTGGGAAAAAGAAAGTCAGTGCCAACTTTGATATTGATGATAAAGATGTTGATGTTGAAATTGGAATCCTTGGATTATCTCATTCACAGTTTACAAAGCTAACCGGTCTTATTGGGGATGATAATGTTCCACATGTTTCCACCGGTTTGGATTTGGGTAATCGTGTAATATGGTCAACCAAAGAGAAGAAGGCTGGTAAAAATAAAGACCAGACTTTTACTGAGGTTAATTGGTCAGCTGATGCGAAGAAAACCCATGCCCCTGAATTGGAGTATGATGCGGAGTCTGAAGAGCTGGATATCACAAATGATTTCGACATTGATGAGGAGATCATTGCAAAGGTTTATGCTCAGTTGATTGGTGATGAGGCTGAAGAGGAAGTAGAAGTTGAAACGGATTCTGAAGATGTTGACGATGATTTTCTTGAAGATGAGACTGAAGCTGATATCGTTGATGATGATGATGATGATGATGAGGAAGATATTCTGGATGATGTGGAGACGGATGAAGATGATGAGGCTGAGTTTGATGATGATCCTCTTCCTGAACCTACCCCTAAAAAATCGACTACCCGTAAAAAAACTACGGCAACAACTACAAGGAAGCAACCTGCAACCGGGAAGAAAACCGGAACTACTCGTCGGTCAGGTAAGGCTAAGCTTTAATGGCTAAGATAAAAGAAACAGCTATGGTCAAGAAGAAGACCATAGCTGATATACAGTCTGAACTAAACGCTGAATTTAAAAATAAGAGTTTAGTTCAGACTTTAATTGTAAATGGTGCTGTTACTCAAGCGGGTGTCAGCACTGGTTCTATGATTATTAACGAAGCTTTGAGCGGGTCACCGTTCGTAGGTTTTGTTTGGGGTAGAATGATTGAAGTGTATGGCCCTGAACAAAGTGGTAAAACTACACTAGCATTACATACACTGGTAGAGGCACAGCGGTTGGGTGTACCCACGGCTTTTATAGATGCTGAGCATGCTCTTGATCCTGTTTATGCAGAGTCGTTAGGTGTGAATTTCAAAGATATGTTATTTGTTCAGCCCGATTCCGGTGAACAGGCTTTAGAGGTTGCAGAGGCTATGGCTATAAAGGGGGTCAAATTTATAGTTATTGATTCGGTTGCATCATTGGTACCACAGGCTGAGATTGATGGTGACATGGGGGATTCTCATATGGGTTTACAGGCTCGACTTATGAGTCAAGCTTGTAGAAAGTTGGTACCGATACTTTCAAAGACGCAATGTACAATTTTGTTTATCAATCAGATTCGGATGAAGATTGGCGTGATGTTTGGTAATCCAGAAGTTACATCAGGTGGAAATGCTCTAAAGTTTTATGCATCTTACAGACTTGAATGCCGGTCACCACGAGGTGGGGCAAAAAATAAGAAAACTTTAGCTGGTGTAGGTGTTGAAGAGGAAGAGATTGAAACCAGTATCGTGATGAACGTGAAGACAGTTAAAAATAAGCTGTACCCTCCATTTAAGAAAGTCGCCGTTACTATTGAGTATGGTGAGGGATTTGATAAGTTCAGGGATGCCGTGACTATGTTGGAACGGATGGGTGCATTTGAAGTTGTGACGGAGGGTAAGAATAAAGGGAAGGCTATGTTGGCATTTCCGGAGTGTAAAAAAATCTATACTGCTGGTGGGTTGTTAATAGCGTTGCGAAGAAGTGAAAAAGAATCCGTAATTCGTACAGAGATAGTGGGTATAATAAAGATGTGGGAGGAAAAGAATGCTAATAATTGCTGATTTACATCTTGGTAAGACCAGTGACAGTAAAAAAGATAATGGTATCCCTATGCAGGTTGCGGATACAGATCTTGTACTTGATGAGGTTTTGGCCGTGGCTGTTAAGACAAAGCAGACGATTGTGGTTGCAGGGGATGTATTTAATACGGGTAACCCTCCTTCATGGGTAATTGCAATTTGGTTTGCGTTTCTGACTCGTTGTAAAAACGCCGGGATAGAAGTGATTCAGATTCCGGGTAATCATGATGGCGGGGTTGATTGGATTAACTTAGCTATGATTGAAAAGGCAGATTTGCCGAATGTGACTGTGATTTCAGGTATCTTTGATCGGGTTATCGATGGGGTGAAGGTACATTTCCTTCCACATTTACCGCTGTATGAGCAGGATCAGATTAAAGAATCTCACGGTAGTGTAGGTGCGTTCTTTTCAGAACGGTATCCGGATGCTAAGTTTATTATTGGGCATGGTCAGATTAGGGGGATAAAATATACCAATGATATTTTTTATGAGGCTGGGGATGCCCTTGATATCAATTTTCAATTGTTTCCGAACTGTGAGCTTATGGTACTCGGGCATATCCATCAGCACATGATTTACGGGGAGCATGTGGTATATCCCGGATCACTGACTGTGACGAATTTCGGTGAGGTGGATGACGTAAAGGGATATATTTCAGTTAATGCTGACCTTACGTGGGAATTTCATGAAGTGTGTTCTGCTGTTACACCGTGGGTGCATCTGCTTATTGATCTGGTAGAGAAGCCTGAGATTGATTTGAGTGATGGTGTCATACAGGATATTGCGGAAGGAGCAATTCTTAAAATAACTGTTAAGACAGACGATTTGATGAAAGTTAATGAAGCCATGATTCGCAAAGCATTTAATAAGTGGGGGTACGTTTCCCGATTTGAAACTGTAGCTGTGCTGACAACTGGTAAGGTTGTGGATACAGGGGATGCTGTAGAGCGGTTGAGTTATGCAGATTTACTTACGAATTATTTAAAGAGTCTAGATGCTCCGAAGAAAATAAAAGCTTTGGCAAAGAAGAAAGGCATTGCAATAATTGAGGGGGTTGTGAGTGTTAACTAAAATAATATTACATAATTTTCTGTCGTATGATGATGTAGTCGTTTCACTGGAAGGGGCAGTTACTATAGCAGTGGTAGGTGATAATGGTTGTGGTAAATCTGCATTTTTAGAGGCTTTACCGTATGCGTATTATGGGATAGGGCGTGGTACATTAAGTGAGTTATCTCGGTTAACCGGGGATGGTACACATACAGTTATTTTGGAGCATCGAGATATTCCAAATAAAGGGGATATTTTTATAGTTGAGCGGGGGCAGAAGAAGGCAGGGAAGGGGTACACTAAAGTTACTTTAAATGGAGAGCTTGTTGGAAGTGGTGCATCTGCTACGGACGCAATTCAAAATGTTATACGTATGACACCCGAATTATTTATGCTGACTGCTTTCTTTGGTTTAGGGGATGATAAGAAGTCAGATAGTCTTATCAATGTTGGGCCAGCTGATCGTTTAGAAACTTTACAGAAGCTTGCAGAGGTTTCAATTTATAAGGATTTTTATAGTGGTGCATCTGCAGAGCGTAAAGAAAATGATAGGATAATGGGTAATAATCAGAGTGCGCTTGAAGCAATTGATACCGTGCTTGGTGATCCTAAAGAATATCAGACTGCAATTGATGTGGCTGAAGAGGGGTTACAGAAAGCTTTTGATAAGTTGTCAAAAGTACGTGTTCAAAAACAGGATTTATTGCAGAAGGAAGAGACGTTTAAATTAGCTGTACAACGGCGACAAACTTTGGAGCAATCACAGGTTGAATTTCAAGGCGAGATGGTAGATTTACAGGATAAGATTGATACTCGGGAGGCGCAGATAACTGAAACGGTAGATCTCATAGCTGAAATTATTGAAGATATTAAAGCTAAAACATTGGCTTTGACAGATTACGATGGTGAGGCATTATTGAAGGCATCTGAAGCTATGCAACAGGCGGGTACACAGAAAAAAACAGTCCTCAAATTGAAGCAAACTGGTGTATCTACAGATGTGAGTGCGGGTTGTCCATTGTGCGGGAGTGAGTTAACAGAAGATGTTATAGCTGTTTGGCATAAGGATATCATTCAGTTGGAATCTGATTTGGAAAAGAGTCGAGAAAAGTATCAGGTTAATAAAGATAGTCGGAAGGCGTTAGTGGCTTTAGAGCAAATAATTACACGATATAAAAGTGACCTGAGAGATAATCAGCAGATTGTGGATACTCAGCGGTCACAGGTTGTGGAGGCTACTCGACAGCTGACGATTTTTAAGAATAAGAAAAAGAAAGCCGATGATGAGTATGTGCAAGTTACTCGAAATATTGCAGATGATGCAGGAGAAGTATCGACAAAGATACAAGAGTTGTCAGGTACGATAGATGCTTTACAGCGGGAAAGTGGTCAGTACGAAGCAACTATCAAGATTAACAAGAAGAATTTGATTAAGCATACCGCAGATATGAAGAAACGAAAACAGTTGGTTGAGCAGATTGCTATAAGTTTAGATTTAGAATCTGCATACGCATTACTTGTTAAAGCATTTCATAGGTATGGAATTCCTTTGGAATTATTGCGAGGTATGACCGATAAACTCGGGATATTTGCAACTGCAGTGTATCAGGAATTTGATAATGGGATTATTGCAGTTGTAGAAACCACCGGGGCTAAACCGGGATTGGAATTTGTGCTGTCAGATAGTAAGGGTACTCGTAGATGGGGCTTACTTTCGAAGGGGGAGAAGGTCATGTTTTTTGTCAGTGTGCGAGTTGCACTTACACGGTTGATTGAGAAGGCAGTAAATACCCCTATCAATTTTGTAGTACTTGATGAAATTATGGGGAATTTGTCTCCGCAGAAACAAATTGATATGGTGAGAGTAGTCAGTAAGATTTTACGGAAAGTTTTCCCACAGGTGATTATTGTGAGTCATACACAGATGAATGACATATTTGATCGCTCACTGGTTGTTACGAAGGAAAATGAGGTTTCATGTCTGACGGTACAGTAAAGCTTCACTTTGCAAAAGATGATACAGAGTGGAGTTCAGCAGTAAAGGCAAAATATTCAGGGCATTGCGCTTGGCTGAATTGCAGTAGTCATTGGGGTTGTGGTGCGCACCATGTTTGGAATCGTGGTGATAAGATATTACGACTAGTTATTGAGAATGGCGTGTATCTTTGTGCGAAACATCATCAGATGGTACAAACGAATTCAAAGTTCCGGAAGCAGATGGAACAGCTGTTGATAGGCCCGAAAACATTTTTTGCATTAGAAGAATTTCTTTTAATGCAAAAAAAACTTGAGGTGGGTATTACTAAAATGCCCACATCTCATAACATGGGGATATTATGAAAGCTAAGTTAATTTGTTATGATGAGATAAAAGATGATTTTCGTATAAATGCTGTAGGTCAGCTTGAGCGATTAAATATGAGAGACCATAAATGGCATGTGATTAAAAATGTTGCTAATTGTCACGATGGTTATTGTAAATTAAGATGGAGACATCGGGATATGCTGTATCATCGTGTTCTTTGGGTTATACATTTTAAACAGGATTTAATACCTGATTTAATTGTTGACCATAAAGATGGTGTTAAGCTTAATAATTGTATTGATAATTACCGTTTAGGTACGTATCGTAATAATCTTCAAAATAAACAATGTCATAGAGATGGTCATTTAGTTGGAACGTGTTGGGTAGAACGGTGTCAGAAGTGGTCAAGTCATATTTGGATTAAGAAAACTGGAGCCATACATTTAGGTTATTATGCTACTGCTATTGAAGCACATTTAATGTACCGTAAAGCATGCCAGTATATTGATCAATATACAAATAATACACAATTTAGGATGTTATTAAATGGTTGAAAAAGAAAACATTTTTGGCACTACAGGAGTTGCAACGGACTTCTTCCCTGCACCTACTTTTAGAGTCGGACAGCGAGAAGCCATCGAAGAAATCGAAAGTTGTTACGAGCAGGGATATCAATATGTTATTCTGAATGGGCCTGTAGGTAGTGGTAAATCGTTTATTGCGGGGGCGTTTGCTTTCCAGACTCAGAGTGCGCATATACTCACTGTTCAGAAACTACTCCAGAATCAGTATAAGAAGGATTTCAAGCAGGATATGTTCATAATGATGGGGCGGTCAGCTTATTCGTGTGAATTGGATGAGATGGCAAATACCTGTGCAGATGGTGTCTGCCAGCGGAGGAAATTAACTCCGGATGAACTGAAGTCTCACAGATGCCCGTACCGCAGTGCCAGACAACTTGCAGATCATGCTCCGGTTACGGTACATAATTTTGATTCGTTTTATTATCAGAATATGGGAAAGCCGTATGCCGGTAGATCCATTCTGATTGTAGATGAGTGTCATGATATTGAGAATAAATTCTTGGAGTTCATGAGTTTTACTATCACTAATCGGAATAGACCTGAATTGGTAATTCCAGAGTATCATTCTATCAGGGAATATGATGCTTATCTTAAAGTTGAATTACAGGCTACGAATGCTCGAATACAGAAATTGGAATCCTTAAAAGAAGCTGATGGGATAACCTCTACAGAGATTCGAGAATTACAGGATGCTACAAAGTTGTCTACAAAGTTGGATAAATATGTTCGAGATCGAGAGCGAGATGCGGGTGGAGAGTATGTCTATGATTATGTACGGCATTCTAAGCATCAGACGGTTACTTTCAGACCTATAAATGTGGGTACGTTTATAACTGAGAAATTGTTTCCATATGGAGAGCGGATTTTAATGATGTCGGGTTCCGTTCTGGATAAAGAGATATTCTGTAAATCAATAGGATTGTCTCCATCAGATGTGGCCATGGTAGATATGCCGAATACTTTTCCGGTAGAGAACCGACCTATCATTAAAAAGTATGCCGGGAAGATGGGGTACAATAATATCAATGCAACATTACCTAAAGCTGTGAATAGCCTTATTGAAATTATGAATAAGTTTCCAGATAAGAAAGGGATAGTCCAGACCCATAGTGAGAAAATAGCACAGTACATTCAGGAGCATGTGGACTCAGATCGGTTAACTTTCAATAAGGATTACGATACTCCGATGGCAATGCTGGAAGTTCATAAGGATAAACCCGGAAGTATTATTGTTGCCAGTGGGTTACGAGAAGGGCTGGATTTAAAGGGGGAATTATCACAGATTCAGATATTTTTCAAAGTGCCCTATCCGAGTTTAGGGGATAAGCGGGTGAAGCGGAAAATGGAAATAGATCCGGATTGGTATATTTATACAACAGCATTGATGTTTGTACAGGCTTTAGGGCGGTCGGTGCGCAGTGATGAAGATAAGGCAGTTACATATATTTTAGATTCAGGTTTCGGGTATTTTTATCATCAGGCAAAGCGATTCATTCCGGATTATATTAAAGAGGCTATAAAATGAGTTTAGAATCCCATATTGAGAAATTACAGAAGCTCCATGATTTGGAGTCCGATATACTTGATAGTATTGATAATTGTTTTGATTTGAATGCGTGGGAGTGTGATTTTTTAACCAGTATTCATCAGCAGGTACAGATTGGACGAACATTGACCGGCTCGCAAATGAGTAAATTTAAAGATATTCAATATAAAATTGAGAATGGGGGAGAAGATTGGGATCGCTGAAGGACATTAAGGTATACCAACATATTCTCATTGACACCATGAACTTGGCGTATATGAGCTATCATGGTATGAAAACATTATCCCATCAAGGTATCCCTACCGGTATGGTATATGGTGTGTTACGTACCTATGTGGATTTTAAAAAGCGATATCCACATGCTGATATAAAGTTTTTATGGGAGGGTATGAATTCATGGCGTAAACGTGACTATCCTATTTATAAAGCCAAGCGGAAGAAGTATGCGCCTGACCCTAATTTTGGGAGGAGTCTGGATAATACCCGTGAGCTTATCAATTATTTGCAATGTGACCAATGTACCTTAGATGAGTATGAAGCAGATGATCTTGCCAAATACTATGCTGATTTGTATCAAGATGACTTGGTATTGCTGGTCAGTAAAGACCATGATTGGCAGGTGCTTTTAAATGATACCACAGATGTCTGGTATGATAATCGAGTACATACCTTCATAGATATCAATAAAAAATTAGGGTTTGACAACAGTCGTTTAACTTTGAATATGATTTTAACGGGGGATGCTTCTGATAGTATTTCAGGGGTACCATTATTTAGGAAAGCGATTGCTCTTGAGATGTGTAATTCTCCGGAGGTAAAATCTGAGGAGGATATTATACCGTGGTTAGAAATTCATTACCCTGTATGGGCTGAAAAAACTAAAAAGAATTGGTGGATTGTTGAGCGGAATTTAGATTTGATTTATTTAGATGTTGATAGTTTACCTATTGAAAAATTGGTTGTGAAAACAACAGAGCAAAATGATGCTAAGATTTTAGAGTTTATAAAATTGTACGGAATACAGTCATTGACTTATTTTTTTAGTAAATTAAGTGCGAGTAATCTTGTATAATCTATTGAAGGGGTCAAAATGTTTAATTTCGAGTTGAGTGCATTATATGATGAAGCTGGTACAATTATTAAAGATGCTATAATGACTTTAGTTCAAAATCCAGAACAACCTTTTGTACTTGTTCAGTTATCAAAAGATGGTGAGCATTATAAAGGGATTGCAAATAGTTCTATTGAAGATGCTATTAGTTTAACTTTATCATTAGTTCAGCAATATACTAAACAATATGGGGATGTTTGGTTGGAAACTTTAAAAGAGGGGCTGGATGCCGAAAGTTAAAAAAACTTTGAAAGATATAATAATAGCAGACCCTGTTTATAATCCTGAGTGTTCCCGCTGTCAGTGTTCAAAAAAGACATTAAATATTTGTACAGAAGGGGTAGGTGATTACAAACCTTTGATGTTGGTGGATACCTCTCCGAGTATTCCTGAAGATGATGTAGGGGATATTTATACAAACCCCGGTGCGATGTTTTTACGGGATGAATTATTACCAAGAGCAGGGCTGTCTGAAGATGATATCCGGTTTACTTATGCTGTGAAATGTGTAAATTCCAAACCATCTATACCTGCAATTTTACAATGTTATTCCTATTTAGAGGCTGAAGTAAAGAAACATAAGCCTAAAGTAATTGGTGTGATGGGAAATGTAGCACTTGCCAGTGTACTGTGGTTTGCGTATAAGAAGGCAGATAAGAAAGATGCCAAGGTATCAGGTATAATGAAATGGCGGGGAAAAGCAATTTGGCATAGAGAGTTTAATTGTTGGGTTATTCCGATGACTTCACCTACATTTTTATGGAATAAAGATCTAAATGGATTGACCTACGATACGGAGAAGGCAATATCTGATTTGGAATTGATGAATGAATATTGCAATAATGATTATCCGGTTGCACCTTATCCAAAGAATACTGTTATAAGTACTCCGAAGCAAGCTTTAGCAGTAATAAGAAAATGTGAAGAGGCAGGGGTATTCTCATATGATATCGAAACCGGGGGGAAGGGGGAGGAGCGTAAATATATTATAGGTTGTTCTTTTGCAGTATCAGAAACGCAGGGTTGGTATATGCATATTGATACTTTGATGGAAGACCCTGTTGTATTTCACCAGTACATAAAATTATTACGAAATCCAAAACATTTGAAAATAATGCATAATATGGCTTTCGAAGCCCGTGTTCATTCCGGAGAAAGCTGGTCAATATATACCCGTAACTGTTGGGATACCATGATTGGTGCGCAGATGCTTGATGAGAATTTCCCCTGTAATTTAAAAGATTTATCATGGGTATTTACTTCCTATGGGGGGTATGATTTTGAGCTTGATTTATATAAGAAGGCGCATAAAATTAAAGAAGATTATAGTGAGATTCCATTTGAGTTAATATCTAAGTATGGTGGGCTTGATGCTACATCCACATTTACATTATATGTTCAGCAGAAAAAGAAATTGCGAACTGCTGGGTTACTTCCTCTTTTCAGTAAGATCACTATGCCCGCCAGAGCAGTTGCAAGTAGGGCAGAGGTTAATGGTTTTAGAGTAGACCGGGAATGGGTAGAGTATTTAATTGATACAGGGGATGCTGTAAAACATAAACTTGAAGAAAGTATTTATGGTTGTGCCGGTCGTAAGTTTAATATAAATTCAGGTACCCAATTGCAAGCAGTTCTCTTTAAGGATTTGAAGTTAAAACCTTTGCGTAAAACTAAAACTGGATACAGCGTGGATGCAAAAAGTATTGACTATTGTGCTGAGCAGAAAAATGGAGAGGTAGCACAGTATTTATCTGATTATAGTTACTTGAAAACTATGATAGGGACACATGCTAAACAAGCTATAACTTTCAGTGGTTTGGATGGGCGGGTACATACCAATTTTAATTTTACAGGAACTGTTACCGGTAGATTGAGTTGTTTAGCAAAAGGAACGTTAATTGTAACTAATAAGGGATGCATACCTATAGAAGATGTAAAGGCGGGTATGTTAACTATATCTCATAAAGGGGTAGTTAGACGTATTGATCAGCTTATTGATCAAGGTGTTAGACCTGTGTATAAGTTGACGATAGGTAGAGACCGTGATATATTTTGCACAACTGACCATAAATTCTATACACCAGATGGTTGGGTGGAAGCAAAGGATGTTAGGGAGTTATATTATGTCAATATCAAAGATGCATATGAACGATGTAGAATTTCTGGAAAATGTTCGGAAAATGTATGTTGGGACGGTCTCAAAACCAACTGTAACTCAAATTGCAAAGGCATTGGACACAACAGTGCAGAATGTGAGAGGGGCTTTACAGAAAGTATTAACGAAGGAAGTGTATCAAGCAGAAAAAGCAATAAGGTATTCTCGATCCAAGATTGCTGGGAAAAACTATATGACAGGGCGAAAAGGAGAAGACCATCCCAATTGGAAGGGAGTACGTCCAGATGGTTATGGTTATTTAGTTTTAAATGTAGATGGCAAACCTTATTTTTATCACAGGATAATAATGGCACAAATGTTAGGCATACACCCGGCAGATTTAGACAGTTCATTAGTGGTGCATCATATCGATGGCAATCCTTTAAACAATCAAAGGGACAATTTGGTACTATGCACAAAAGCAGGGCATACCAAGTTACACCGCAAGTGGAAAGGGTTAAGGCATTCACCTTTGTGGGAGAAATACAAGTCTTCGATCTCACTGTAGATGTAGATGAGTCATTTGTTGCTAATGGTTTTTTAGTACATAATTGTTCAAAACCATCTTTGCAGAATGTACCTAACGATGGTTTTCTACGGTCGATGTATATTGCTTCGGAGGGTAGACAGTTACTTGAAGCAGATTTGAAGTCTGCAGAGCTTGTGTATTTAGCAGTTGTAAGTGGTGAGGAATTCTTTTTACGGGCATTTCGAGAGGGGCGGGACTTACACGCTGATACTTATAATTTGGTTATGGGTTTACCCGAAGATAATAAACCTACTAAAGCAGAGCGGTTGATTGCGAAGCGTGTGAATTTTGGATTGGTGTATGGTATCAGTGCAGTTGGATTATCTAAAATATTGGGTTTACCTGTTGAAGAAATTGAAGACTTTATGTACCGGTACTTTAAAATGTTACCAGCTGTGGCTTCTTACTTGGATTGGTCAGATAAGTTTGTTATAGAACATGGGTATGTGATGTCGTTGTTTAATCGGAAACGCCATTTACCAGATGCACAGCGAGATGATGAGTACGCTGTTGCCCGTGCGTGTCGGCAAGGGAAAAATGCACCTATACAAAGTGGTGCATCTGATTATACGCAGAATGGTATTGTGAGAGTTGATCGGGCTATGCGGAAAATGAAAGCGGATTCAGATATTGTACATACTGTACATGACTGTGTTATCATAGACGCAGTAGAGCCTGAGATTGATGATTTAAAAGATATGGTTACAATCGCTTTTGAGACACCTCTTAAAATATTACCAGTACGTATGCGAGTTGAGATTGAAACAATGACCCGATGGGGATCTGGAAATGATTCTCGGGTTAAAAAAATATTTGAGTCAGTAGGATATAAAGTAGGAGGCAGATAATGCGATTATCCGTAAGTAAATTGGAAGAGAAATTTAGCTCCGTAGGGGAGGGGGCATGGGGTCGTTTAGAAATAAATGATGAAAAATTAGCACTGAGGATGCATTTTGTTAGACAGGCAGAAGGTAGAGTTCAGATTTATTTTAATGGTACTCGGGAGCAGGTTGTGGGGCATGGTAGATTATTCTCACCTATGACTTCCCGTATACCGTTTTATTTTAGAGCAGGGTGTTCATATCAGATAACTACTCAGATTGAGTTGGTTGAGGATTTACCTAAAGGGGTTGTCGCTGAAATTATAGGTAATGCTGATCTTGCTATGATGGGTGGGGTTATCACTAGTTCAGAAATTAGTAAAGCTGGGGCTATAGAATTTGGGTTGTATTGTACCCGGAAGGCTGAGTTAGATAGTATGGTCACATTGTGTGATTTGGTTCTTAAAGATGTGTCGGTAGCAGAAAAGAAGATATCCGCAAAAGGTAAGGGAAAAGGAACCACCACTAAAGAGAAGAAGGGGGGGAAGGATGCGGATTCTACAGAGACTGCCGTATTACCAGTATCAGAAGAGTAAAGGTGTTGTAAATTCTGTGATCTGTGGGGCGGAAGTATTAAAGGTTCATAATAGGTCTGTGCATGTAGATTTTACTACATTGGATGCTTTTCCGGAGAGTCTTGTACCCTTGATAACAGTTGTCCAAAGTGTTTTTTGTAGACCCGATCAGTTGGCTTGGTTTGATGATTGGCCGAGAGACAAGGTGACGATTGTTGCAAAATATACAGACAAGTTGCCGAATATGGAGGGGTTAGGGCTAGCTATACCTTATGCAACAGCATTTGATCGTGAGTTACAATTTAAAGATGCCTTTTCAGATGGTAAGATTAAGCGGTTCTCACTATATGGGTTAGGGTATTTACCTGAATTAAAATCATATGCTATTGAGAATTCTGCATTTTTACGATGTTTTGAATGGGTGATTACCGGGGTTCCTTATATTTATGCGACATATAATTCTCGATTATCTTGTGAGTGTGGTGCTTTTAAGCATCTACCTATCCACGATGATTGTAAAGAGTTTGAAAAAACGTACATTGCCATTGATTTAGGGTATGAGCGAGAAGAGACATACATATTAAATTCGCAGATATTAGATACTTATTTATTAGGAGCGTATTATGAAAAGAGTGCATTGTAATCGCTGTGCTTTTATATTTTTTGTAGGGAGTCAACCTAATTGTACTGCAACCGCTGAGTTTAAAGACGGGTTTTTACGGAAAAAAATCGATGTCAGAGGGATGCATCTATGTATTACTCGGAATTTAGGGAATGATTGTGGTTATTTTCGTAGAATTAGTTATAAAGGGTTTACAATTAAGAGATGGTTGAAATGGAGGATAGCAGATGCCACCCCGGAAAAAAAATACAGAGGGTACACAATCAATAAAGAGGTCGAGCAAATCAGCGGACGACTTATTAAAAAAGATAGGGAAAGCAACAGCTCCGGTAGAGAAAAAGCTACCCGCAAAAAGAAAACCCCGAGTAAAGCTGAATAAAGATGATCGAAAGTTTTATAGTGTGAGTGGTGAAATATCTGTGCAGATTGTAGAGCGTCCACCATTAACAGCGAAGGGGGATGGTTTTGAGTCTCCTGCATTGGTAGTAGATAAAATCGGTAATGCTTTTGATAGGGGCGTGATACAATTAGATGTGAATGATACTACATCAGTTGCCTTATTAGATGCAAAACAGGTAGAAATATTGCTAAAGGTACTACGTGTGGCACCTAATTCAGTTAGAGAACAGAAAGAATGGAGTACGGATGAAGAAGACACCTGAAGATACAGTTGATTACTCTTCTTTGGAGCGATTAACAAATAAGTATTTAAAGAATTCTGATGAGGTGCATATTGATATAGATCGGCCTATGGCACTTGTGAAGTCCTATGCTTCTCCGGGGGTAAGTAAGTTTATCGATGTTGAAGATTTACCTGACCTGAAAAAGTTACCGAAATTACCCGAACACAAACGGGATTTTTCCTTTCGATTTGCTACTGAACATAAAAGCTGGGTAGATTGGGGGCGGGTATACGGGGTTAACCCTTCTACGATTAGGAATTGGTTAAAAGATCCGGGTGTGATTACATGGATTGCCGTTACTAAAATGGAGCGTAAAACGTGGATGTATGGTCAGCGGTTGAATTTGGAGCGTAAAACCTTTGAGGTTATGAACAAACTTTTAGATATGCGCATTACAGTTGATAATGCTAAAGAGGTATTAGATACCGTAAGGTTTGTATATGGTGTTGTAAATGGTGAGGCTACATCAGAGAGTCCGAAGGCTTTGAATACTATGCAGGTTCAGATAAATACAAATGCTCAAAGTGAAGCGAGTGTAGCTGTACCTAAAACTGCTGAAGGTTTCGAATATACACCTGAGATGATGGCGGAAGTACGGGAAGAAAATATATATTTGGAAGATTTAAAGAAGTCTATATTGGAGAATGAAGCAAATGCCACTGAGTAGTGTTAAAGATATTGATCAACAGATTACTAAAAATGAAGTGGTTATCAATGAAGGGCATAAGGCAGATATAGATTTGATGACATTTAATTATCCGGCATTACATGTTGGTATTTATGATCATGTGAATACTCGTGGTATGCCGATGGATTTTGAAGATGCACATTATTTATTGGCAATGTATATGAACATTGATAAAGAACCAAACCAATGTGTTATTAAATCAGTGCAGTGTGGATTGTCAGAATTGTACATTATTCAGAGTCATATTGAAGCTTCTGAACGGGGTATGACTGTGATGTATGTTTTGCCGAAGTATGAGATTCGGAATAGGTTTGTAAATAATAGAATTTATAAATTACATAGAAAAGTGCCTCGATATGCTCGGGCAGTTGCAGAGGCTGAAACGCATGTACATCGAACGTCACTTATGCATTTTGGAAAAGGTACACTTGCGTATGTAGGTTCAAATGTTGAGGATGAGTTTATTGAAATTCCCGTAGATTCCGCATATGTGGATGAATTGGATAGGTGTGACCTCAGTAATCTTTTATTGCTCCCTGATAGGCTGACGGCCTCACCTTACGCATATCAGAGGGAAATTTCTAACCCTACGGTAGAGGGATTTGGAATTGATGAGCGGTATCAGGAAAGTACACAGGGAGAATGGAATTTAAAGTGTCCGAGATGTGGGAAATGGTTCACACCTGATTTTGAAAAGCACGTTGTAGAGCAGATAGGAGCCAATGCTTATCGGGCGAGAGATCCACATTATATCCCCGGAAGTAGTACTGATGCACAGCTTATTCATGATTGTGGGGGTGTAGTAGAGCGGTTGAAACAAGGGCGTTGGGTACATAGTTATGATAAGCGAAAATGGAAGGGGTATAGGGTAAGTAAATTATTTTCAAAGTTTACTACATTAGATGCGCTGATAGATAAACATACGAAGGCGTTAGGGAATGATCGGAAGATACAGGTTTTTCAAAATTCGGATTTAGGTAAAGCTTATTCATCAGCTGGTGCTAAGTTAACACGGGCAAGTTTGAATAAGTGTAGAGATGATTATGAATTTCCAGTTGTGAAGACAGAAAAAACATATTCTCGGTATGTTGGTATAGATGTTGGTGAAGTTTTACATGTTGTGATTCGAGAGAAGATTCGGAATGCTGTAGGCTATGGGTATAAGTTTAGATTGATAGATGCTTTTACAGTTCCGGGGTTCAGTCAGCTTGCAGATGTTTTACGGGAATGGCGACCGAAACAGGGTGTTATAGATTCTATGCCAGAGATTCATAAGGTTGCTGAGTTGAAAGATGATTTTCGGTATATGTGGTCGAGTCGGTTTCAAGAGAAAGTAGCAGAGCTTACCAAGCATAAACATATTCGGGAAGTTAGGATGGATAGAACATCTATTCTTGACGCAGTTAAACAGGGGTTTGAGCTTGGTAATTATATCAATCCAATGAATGCTGAGTTTATAGACCACGGGAATTATTATGAACAGATGATGGCATCGACCCGTGTTTTAGATGCGAATGAAACTAATCCTGAGAAATCAGTATATCGGTGGAGGCATAGCAAGCCCGATCACTTTTTTCTTGCTGAAGCATACTGTTTACAGGCTAGTTTATTGAGTCCGAATTCAAGTGTGTGGGAATTCTTTGAAGAAAGTGCAAAGGGTATGATTGCTGACCAAGCTGATGAGGTACTACCCGTAGATGTTGAGAATAAGCTGGAGCTTGCAAAGATGACAGATTTAACACCGGAAGTATTTTTAGCTAATAAAGAGCGAGAAATTAACAAGCCGACAGCTGTTAAACCTGAAGTAAATACAAAGCGCATAGAAGTTACGTGTGAGCGAATGTTTGAATCACAAGGGTATGTGGATATTGATATAATTGTGCAAAGTACAAATGAGCATGAGGGTGATGTTTTACGGGTGTTATTGAAATTGGGTTTCGAAGAGTCGAAGCTGAGTGGACAATACATAAAATGACTCGGCAGTGCGTAATTTGTGAGGGGTATTTAGATGTTGAGAAATTTAATACAACTACTTCTGAAATATGCACAGTTTGTCAGGAAAAAATAGTACGGGTAATTGATGTTAGTTATGCTATACCAGAGCGCAAAACTAAGTTAGTGTCGTATTTGTCTTTGATTTCAGCTGTTAGGAAATGTGCAGAAACTGACGGGTGTATATCTGATTTTGAAGCATTTTGGCATCAAACAAATCCGTGGCCAGTGATTTGGGAATTATTAGGGAATATGGATCGAACAGATATACATGATATGAGGGGGAAAATATAATGCAGTTTCCAGTATACAAAGGAATTGTCACGACAGGATTCTATGACCCGAGGCCGTACAGTAAGCCTATTGCAGAGCGCACGAATTACCACAGGGGTTGGGATATCGTTGCGAGTAATGAAGCGGAGCGGGAGACCGTGATACGTGCGCCTGAAGCCGGAGAATTGATTTTTCATTTGATTCACCGTAGTGACCGGGAGCAGTCAGCTGATTTTTATTGGCCAGATAGCAACTGGTATATTTTTTCACGGTTTTTCTTTGATACCTATGGGTGCTGTACTATCCTGTTAGGGGAATCTGGATTAACATATATGTTTGCTCATCAGGATGAATTTGAGTTCTACAGATTGATGCTGAACAGATGTATGCATAATGATATGAAACAGAGTAGAGCAGATGTACGGAAGTCTTATAATAAGTGGGTGCAGAGTTTGTTAACTTTTCGACAGCCGGTTGCAGTTAAGCAGGGGGCACCTATTGGGATGATAGGAAATTCCGGATATTCTACCGGTGCGCATTTACATATGCAGATACATGAGAGTCATAAAGATTATGGCAGTCGGATTGATCCTGCAGAGTTGTGGCCAGATAAATATATACATGACAATGGAAATGGGCCGGTGAAAGGCGTAAAGAATAAGCATAAAGGAGTAGTAGGCTAATGGGGCAGTATTATACGAAGCGAAAAAATAGCACCTCATCATTTAAAGGGGTAACCTATCATAAGCATCGTAATATCTATGTCGTATATGTGCATGTTGATGGCTTTGCACAGTATGCCGGTAGTTGTAAAAAAGAAGAAGACGCTGGGCGACTGTATGATGTCTATGCTTTGGAGTGGTTGGGAGAAGATGCAATCACAAATGCAAAGATTGGTTTGTTCGGGGGTACTCCGGTACCTCCAAACCAGATTGATGTTGATATGGAAAAACGAGAATGTATAATTCATCTTACCGATGGTTTGAAAACCACTATAGATTTAGATGATTTGTATAAGGTGAAGCCACGTAGGTGGTTTGTAACCTATCAGCGGGGTAAGCCGTTTGTAGCTGATTCGTATGGGTATAGATTACATAGATGGATTATGGATAATCCCGAAAATTATGTAGTGAAACATGAGGATGGGAATATGCTGAACAATCGCAGGGGGAACTTTGAGCTTGTGGAGAAACATGCGGAGTTTAAGTCGTGATTCTTTTGAGTAAGTCTTGAAAACGAAAACTTGACAAGGTTTGCGTGTCATAGTATAATTAAATAGTAAGGGGGAAGGGAAACCAACC